GTTTATTACTTGTTGGGGTGTCGCTTGTTTGAGTGAACTTTCGCCCGATTACAACCCCTATTCCCGCTATAATCACGGCTTTGCCATTGTTGAGAAAGGAAACAACGGAGCGTTCAGCGTTAATAATTACCGCATACACGAAGGAAAAATATTATGAGAAGAAATATATTCGCAGCAATCCTGCTTGTTTTGGGAACATCATTGCTTTGGTTGGTGCTTTGTTGGAATTGGTGGGGTTGTACGCGTAAAAAAAACGTACAAGAAAACGTACAAACACAAGATAGCATCATAAACTACAACGCTGGCGAATACGACCGCTTGCTTCAAGAACAAATTGAACTTTATAAACAACTTCGAACCTATGAAGATGCTCAACTTACAGCCAAAACCACCTATCAAAGAACTCGTGATATTGTTCTTATTCGAGATACTATTGTTCGCGTTGATGTTCTACGTTTGGTAAACTCTTGCGATAGCGTTATTGCTTCTGATTCGCTTGTAATTGACAATCTCAAAGAACAATTAAACATCGAAGGGGAAAAGATTGACAACTTACAAGAAGTCGTTGGTGCTTATGAACAGAAGACCGACGTATTAACCGAAGAAATAAACACTCTAACTGCTGAAAAGAAAAAGTTAGACAAACAAAAAAAGCGCAGAAACCACGCTTTAATCTTTACAACGTCTGTCGCTGCTCTTTCTACTTTTGTTCTTTCAATTTTAATTTAAATTCGGCAACAATATCTTCGCTCATTAGTCTCTTCTTTTTAATCCTATTGACCATAAGTAATCGTCAACTTCTTGAGGCATACTTTCCATTTGATTTTTTAATTCTGTAAAATATTCGACATCATCGGCATCACATTCCTCTAAAATTTTACCGCTCAATATTCCAAGAATAACGAATTGTTTAGATCCAGTCTCAAATTCCTCAAGTGTTATCAAATTATTTTTATTTAACAATTGAAATACAACTTGTTTTTTTAATGTTGCTTGATAAATATAACTTTCTAAGTCTTTCTTTTTTTCAATCTTTACATTGTCAAATTGAATTAAATCAATTATTTTGCTCATATATTAGTATTATCTATAACATAAAACTTCAAAGAGAACTGAATCGCTTCGCTTAAAAAAGTGTTGCGACTATTCTCTCCACGTTTCTCGTCTATCTCGTTCCACAGGTCCTTGTGCAAGTAGACACAAATTCCTTTTTTAGTTTTACTTTCTGGCATCTTCTTCAATTTTAAGTTTCTTCAAATAAAGCGCAAGGTCTAACGCTTCTTCGTATGCGTGTTGCAACCATTCTGAGCGTGTTAAGTCTTGTCTGTCAAGTGTTGTTCCATACGTCTCAACTCCCTTCGCTTCACGGGCTTCTAATTCAGCAATAACCTGCGTGAGTAAATTACTTTTCTGCATCTGGCTTTGACATCATTGAACCAATCATAAGCGCGAGATAGATTTTCTCTTTCGCGTTCAAGTCCTTTCGTTGTGAAAGTTCAAGGAGAATGTCTCCGAGAATCTTTCCTTGTTGAAAGTAGTTTGCGAGTGAATTAACAATTTCGCGTTCTCTGTCATAAGTCATTTTGAGCGACTCGTAAAGTGGTGTATTTTTCATTTCGTAAATGTATGCTAAATAATGCTAACCCACAACATATTGTCCGTAAGAAGGGTTCAATTCAAAGTACATTCTCATCATTATCGCGTCGGCAACGTCGGGAGATATTCCTTCGCGGTTTTTGATTACATCCTTCGGGGTGACTTGCAACTTTCCGTCCACATCAGCGCGGTGTCGTTTAATCATCTCCAGCTCACGAACGATTTGTTCCTTGCGTGTACTTGAAAGAATAGTGACTTTGTTTTCTTCGACGTATTGCGCCAACTTATAGTAACATTCGCTTTTCAAATTTTGGTATTGTGGGTGCTTTGGTTTAGATCCGTTCTGAAATCCTACGCACTTCAAATAATCAACCGCTCCCGCGCCAATTCCGTCCTCATCTGCGATAACATTTTGAAGAAGAATTGAGTGGTCTTTCATTACAACACGAATCTTGTTTACCACTTCGTCAATGGCTGCTCTATTCAACTCAATTATATCGATAATAGTTAGACCTTCCCAAACAATAATAATCGTTCTATCCTTACCAAAACGCGCGATGTCGGCTGTTATGTATTTTTTTCCTTCATTGATTACTTCGTTCCTAAACATTCGAAGAAGATTCTCCGTGTTGAATAGCTTATCGCTGTCGTCGTCGAACTCCCAATTCCCTTCTAAAAGTCTTTTGCGGTCGTATTCTGGAAGTCTTCGCAAGGATTCGATGTAAGCAACAGGAAGAAAGGGGTTGTCTTGCGGTAACGCTTGCACAAGCGCGCGGTGTAAAGGTAGTTCGTTACGATTGTTCTTCATATAGAACTCATTATACAACCAACCCTTCGAAGGGTTACAAGAAAGAAAACCTTTGGGAATCAAACCTGCGCTTAATGAATTACAATTACCACATCTCCATTCAATCGCTTTACCGCTTTCATCTTGTTTTGTTACTTCACCTTTATTTAATTCTGGTGCTGAACATTTATTGCAAAAATGAGTTAACTTATGGCGGCAACGAGAATGAACAATATTTACTGCTTTCTCTGTTACTTCTGAAACTTCATCTACGAAATAGTCAAGTATTTCAAGTGATCCAAGTTGGTCGAAGTTTTCTTTTGAAGGATAGGCGAACAGGTCTTTCAAAACTATTTCACTTCCATTAAAGAACTTAATCACGTTTGTTTGTCCGTTGTAAGTATAATGTTTATCTGCAATTAAACCAAAGTCTTGCGCTGTTTCAAAGAACGTATTTAACGTCGTCTTTTTAAGCGTGTCTAGTTTGCTTCGTCCAATTAAAGAACGCGTTCCAGCGTACTTCAAACGACGTTGTATCTGCCACATACAACCGAACTTCGTCTTACCACCCCCCGCCGCGCCACCGTAAAGTAACTGCTCAACTTGTGAATCAGTTGCAAGATAGTTAAGTGCTTCAATTTGACGCGGCAGGTATTCGGGTTTATATGGATTCATCTATTCTAATCATTGCGTAAGAAATTGGAATGAACGCGACAGTTTTTGTTCTTATTGTGCATCGATGAAACATTTCATTTCCTTCATGATATCCTGCTACTTTATCACATAAAACCTCATGCGCTTCGCCTGTTAATGGGTGAATGAATTTGTACTTTCTCATTAAAATAGTGTTAGTTGATTTTCAACGACAGGACAAAGTTCGTCTTGAAGTATTTGAACAATGCGGTCATATCGTTTTTCTTCATTACGTCGTTTCAATTGATTAATGAGTAATTCAAGACCACCTTTAAACGCTTCTTCTTTTGTTTTATACAAGTCGTTGTCTGGTCGATGTTGGTTAAATGTGTGCGACCAACCTTCGGAGAATCCATTGAATCTAACTCCGTGACCCCACAATTCACGTTCAACAATAGCAACTTCAACTTGCGCTTCGTAACCCTTACTACATTTGAATGTTTTTAAAATAGGATTTTCACACGCTCCGTGTTCGTTGAATATAAACTGACTCATTGCTTTGACAAATAAAGTTTATACAACTCTCGCAACCCTTCAAACTGAATCGATTCTTTGAGAAGCTGACGCTTTCGGTCACTCATTCGCTCAACCATTCCTTTTGAAAGTTGCTGTTCATTGAAGACAGTTGCTCTTGCCTTCGCTTTGCAAAGGTTGTATTCGTCGTCTGTGAATGTTTCAACGGTTATACGCTTACTTTCTTCGAGCCATCGCATCATTGACACACCTCGCAATTCTAACGTCGTGTATTTGCCTTGTTTGAAGCTATCAATGTCCTCTTTCAACATTCTTCTCCAGCTATCGTCGTTCACCGCCATTTCGTTTTCTTTTATTAGTTCTGCTTTTTCCTCAATCGATTGCGCTATTTCACGCTGAATTTGTAGATTCGCTTTGTCCCTGTGTGGTTTGTAGTGCGTCAACACGTCGCCAATAAAAGACACGCTCAACGCTCCGAAGTGTTCGGTTTTCTTTGACAGTTCATTCGCTGCATTCAATTCAAAGGCAAGGTTGAAGTGTTCGAATGTCACCCAACGAAAGTGCTTACCTATGAACTCGTGCAACATTTGCAATAGTTGCGCTTCTGGTAACGCTATTCCGTACATTGCGCAAACCTTTGAGCAAAGTTTAACAAACGTCGGAAGGTCGTAGTCGGCTACAAATGCGCTTTCACGTTCCGCACGATCAACCCTTTGTGTAATTGTGAGCGTCGTTGTAGATGCGTTGCGCAGCGTCTGAATCGAATTTTCCATTTTTGATTTTTGTTTGTTGGTTTGTTGTTGCGAATGTACTTAAATCCCACTTACGCACGGCAGCCTTCCAGTCTTTCATTGGATTGCGTCCAACCTTCCAACCGTTGGCTTCGTAGTGTGCATGAAATTTCTCGGTGAATTTAAGCGCGTCATCGTTGCTTAACTTTTCACACGCGTATTCGTAGATTTCAACGACTGTTGGTTTGACGAACGCTGCCTTCTTTTCTTTCGTCGTGACTGGAAGGTTAGCCTGTGGAACGGATAAGCGAATAAGAATATCGTTTATCTTTTGTTCTTGTTCCTGCATCGCAGCTTCAAGCTGAATAATGCGTTGTTTTAATTGTAGTATTAGCATCATTGTTTTTTTTAGTATTCGTCCCTTTCCATATCCGCGTC